CCAAAACAAATGACGGAAACTGCTTCATTGCCGAAACCGCATTAAGTCCCAACACTGCCACCACAGCGTTAGAACGCAGAAAGCGGAATGTCTTATCAATATCACCAGTAGGCAAAGCATAGCGAGGGTTGGCACTATCTACCAACCATTTCTGTAAAACCTTATATACAGCATCCCCCTGTGTCTGTTTAATGGCAACAGCTAGCGATTTCGCCTGAGTAGACTTACCGAGCAACTTCTGTAAGTCCATCACTACGGGCTGGACTTGGCTAAAGTAACTTATATCTCTTACCCGCCCCAACAAGACATCTATAATATTCCTGTCCAACGCCTCGATTGCTTTCCCTGAACGGGGTCTGGTAAATCCCTTGGGTATTTTTGCCGACGGGAAGGTAGCCCCGAACACCATCCTCGCTAGTTTTTGGTCAGACGCCTTCCCTGTAAATGCCCACCCTATATCAGATAACGCACCCCTTAATACTTTAACGGGGAAGTAATCAGATTCTAAAACTATTTCCTTACCATAATTAAACCGATAAGAGGCCTGCATATCTCGTTGCTGGAAACGGGCTATCTTGCCCAGTGTATCAGCAATCATCTTTTCTTCTGGGGTTAGACTATCAGCTATCTTCTGGAACTGAGCGAAGGTTTTATCTGATTGGGATTTAAGCCCGTAAGTATGAGGGAGATGAGACATTGCTGTTTTTATCTAGCCTAGTAAGTTCTACATTCCCCAGTTTTACACCAATATTTTGTGTGCCTAAATTATAAAGAGCCTGTATCCCGCCTTTAGGGACTAGCTTATCCCCTAGTTTTGTCATGGCGTCCATACCTGCTACGGTTTTCCCCAAAGCCCCTTGAATGCCCGTATGCATCGATTCGTAAAAGGTTTTCCACATCTTGCCACCCTCTTGAAAACCATCCATCTTCTCAAATAATCTTTCAGGATGGCTAGACTTTACGACATAAGAACTTAATCTTCCCTTAAGCCTTTCACGCAATGTGGTATTCGCCCACGCAACTTCCTTAGCAAACATCCCTGGAGTTTTGATTTCCTGCTTTGCTATGTGCCCAATCCAATCCACCAATTCAGTAGCAGTTTCTTTAATCATCTTAGACTGTTGTCTTGGGTTAAGTCCCATATCAACATTATGTGGCAACTGGTTCTGCAACTCTAATTAGCAAGTTTCTCCGCAATCTTCCCCATTGCCTTAGCTGGTAATGCTTCTGCTACGGCTACGGGTTTTAATGCTTTAGCTGCTACTGTTGCTGCTTTCCCTCCCCTTGCCAATAAAGCAGCCCTAGCCCCGATAGCGGAGGCAGCGGGGAGCATCGCCCAAGCAGGCAGTTCATACCCAAGTCGTTGGAGTTCTGGCAATTCTTTGTATGCTTCTTCATATAGCGGCGAACTTGGGATTGCCCCAGCAAGAAACTCGGCTGGGTATTTGATAAGCCTGCCTTCTTTAGCCATGTATTTATACAAATCCTCTTCACTGTTGGGGTCAAACCCCGCCTCCTTCATCCCCTCAGCTATTTCACTCACTGTTTTCACTAACCGTTGAGTTACAAGCTGAGGCGCAGCAAGTGCTTGCCCACTAATCTTAAATGGTAGGTTGAATAACTCACCTGCTGTTTGAGGCAACCAAGGTGAGGTGGGGGGTTTAATGGGAGGGGATGGTGGTGGCTCTTCCCCCCTCAACTCCTTCATAAATTCAGAGGCACTCCCACCTTGCGGAGCTACTCTACTGGCTTCTTCTTCCTCTTCCTCCACCCGCTTCCACAATTTATTCATTTTAGGCTGCCATGCGATTGTTGCCATATCTTACCTCTGCCTTTGGGGAAGCCACCTACCACGCCTTCCAATAGGAGCTTGGGGTTGCATCTGTAACATGTGGGCGTATATGTCTTCAAGAGACCTAAGTAAAACCTTTAAGCCCCGCCTGAACCGATGGTGGAGTTTGCCCCCATAACTGACCACTGGGAGTTGGCATCTGTCCCTTTGTTATAGGTTGCCCTTCGGTAAGCCACGGTGCGAATTTATGCAGCCAAGCTGGTGTTGGAGGTGCTGTGGGTCTTGGGCGTGCCTTACCCTTCTTCGGAGTTTTTGTTACAAATTCACCTTTAACATCTTCATAAGAAGGAGTTTCTTGAGCAGATGTTTCTGCCTTCTTCTGTTGCCACGCTGTAAAAGCCCTACCTGATGAGAAAGGTATATCAATTTCCCCATCAGGTTTGATGACTATATTACCGCTACCAACCTGTTCATTGGGTGGAGCATAAGTATAATCCTCTGGTTTCGGGTAGGGTTCACCCAATTGAGCAAGCGGTTCAGTTATAGACTCTACAGGGGCATAACCTTTCTGGACTAATTCCTCTAACCGTGTAGGGTCATACTTCTTTAAATAAGCAGCATAGGGGTTTCTGGAGCCTTCCTTATGCCACTCAGGGGAGCTAAATTGTGCTATTCTGGCTTGGTCAGCATACCACCTCTCAATCCATCCCTCCTCACCCAATCCAGCCATCTCTACCGCATACTGTAACTCGGTCATCCTTAACTGGGCATCCTGAAAATCACCTTGTTGTTTTAGTTGCTGCTGCTCTAATGCTATCTGGGATTTCTGGTAGTCATTCATTCCTAGTGTTTCAGTTCTACCTAAAGCATCACGGCTTAGCTCTTTACCAGTTTCGTCATAGCTGATAACAAAGTCGTAACCACCCTCGGAAATTACCTTGGTATCGGCGGGATATTCTTCGGGGAGTTCTGGTGTTGCCGCCGCTGCCCACTTGTTATAATCCTTATAAATGGCGGGTAACTTTGGTAGACCAAATTGCTCAGCCGTTCCCCACACTCCAGCATCTATTTGGGAAGCGGCATAGTTCTCCTCAACTCTATGTGCTTCAATTAAAAGTCTTTTCTTGTCTGGGTCTAACTCAGCCTCCTCTTCAGACTTGTTCCGTTCTTGTAATAGCGTGAGATACAAACGCCAGTCCCACTCCCCTATACCCACCCTATCCGCAGGAGCAGACGGGGGTAATGTAGGTGATGGTTGCCCTGCTAGTCTATATTGCCCCCTACTCGCAAGCCAATCGCTTATCCCAGTTCCCCACGGCGACCATTTGCTTATTCCATCAGGCATTATGAACCTCCCAAGAAGTCATTTAATTGTTTGTCGTTCTCTATTTTGTCCATTATTTCAGCATCCTTTACGGGTTCCATCCGCAGGGGCTTAGTTCTCTTATATTTCTTGTGTAGTAAATCCTTCACTAGATTGCGCCTGCGTAGCATCTCATCAACTACTAAATCACCGATATGCTCATCAGCCATTAGTAACCCCCCCCCATATCGGGTGGATGTCTTACTCCCTTGCTTTCTTGGGAAAGTTCAATCTCCTCTTGCCCCCGTTCAGTCTTGACTTCGCCCTGAACTCGTCTGCGCTGTGCGGAGGTTGTGCCACCTTGTCCTGATATTTCTGCACCCTTAGCCTGTAGCTTTTCAAGATATCCCTCTAATTCAGCCTCTTCAGCAAAGAGCATCTTGTATATTGCCCCTGCTTCCTCACTCATAGTCAGCTGGTCTACAATCCGTGCTGCCATAATCCCGTCAGCCTCTTCTTCATTGAACCCTGCCCGAAGTTCCATAGCTTCTCTCCCTGTGAGGATTTCCTGTCTTCCTCTACTGGGTCAGCTGCTTTGAGGTCTATACTTATCTTGTAATCCACATCCAAGTCGCCCTTGTTTAGTTTGGCGGGTTTCCAGTCGGGGATTGTGTTGCATATCTCCAGCCCCATCTCAAGGATAGTCGCTTTGGCATTTTGGGTATTCTCTATAACTGTGTCGTATCTACGCCTTGAAAGTGAAGCTGTGATATCCTTACTCCTACCACTAACAGGAAATGGAAGAGCAGCGCCAATAAGGGGATACTTGCGCAGTATCTCTCCCTGTAAATCGTGTAACCGCTGGAACATCTCCCCAGAAGGGAGCACTCTTTCCATAAGTTCCACCTCCTTTTGCCCGTAAACTTTAATAAGTATCGGCTGATGAGCAAAGATATGGAGAATAGAGGCTATATCACTACGGAGCATTGCCTCCTCCATAATTAAATCCTTCGCAAAACGAATGTCGCCACAAATGAGTTCGGCCAATTCCCCATCAGGGGAACGCCTACCAAAACCAGAGTATTTTCTTACATAGGGAACGAAGGGGTAGATATTCTCCTCTATCCCATCTGTTACTGCTATCCCATTTGCCTCACAGTATCTAATATCCCTATCAATGTACTCCAGCCACTTTATTTGTTTCTCATCTTTTAGTAAGCTGAAGTCTATATCTGGGTATAGCGGGATAAGTTCCCTTAATTGTCTCTCATAGGAAACGATTACCCAATCTGGTCTGCCATCGTCATCTTCCTGGGGTGAACCATAGACTACCATCGGTTCGGGCGTAATAAGTTTAACGGGAAGTCCTATTCGTTTACTGGCATCTACCTTCCCCTCACCCTTGCAATACTTACACTTACTTTTACCTATCTTGCCCCTCCCCCTACATTCGGGGCAATCAGCCCAATTCTCGTTATGGACTATCTTATAATATGCCTCCCCCCTTGATACCAGCCCCTTTACATACTCTTTGGTGGGATTGGGGCTTTGCCTCAGAAATGTTGGTATCCATTCTTGGTTTAATACCGCACTGATGCGCTTACCCGCTTCTTGTTTACCAGAAAGGACACTGACTAGAGCTTGTGGATTGGAGGTGTTAATCTGTTGTGCGGCGGCATCTACTATCTCTCTGGCAATGCCCGAATGGAACTCTCTGTGGAGATTTTTAATATCAATCTTGAAGGTGTCGTTGATATAGGTTAATTCTTCTCTCTGTTTTCTTCTAGTCTCACCGTAGAGTTTATCTTTGCAGTGTGGTTCCAATTCATGGATTTCTTTTATGGTTCGCATCAACACCTCCAACAGAAATAGGGGCATACTGCCCCCCTCTTTTAGATATCTATTTAAGGGCGAGGCTTTGTCAGAAGAAAGCTATCATAGCCCTGTCAGCCACGCTTTATCCCCTGCTCGCCCTTCATACTTATTATACCACACTCGTTATTTACCACTTCTCCGCATACTGGAATGAGGATATGCCTACCTTGCCAGTCGTGGGCATATCCTTTCTTATCTGTAAGGCAATCGCCCACATCATCACGAAGTCATCGTGCGCGCCGCCACGGGCTTCACCTGCCGCATATTTAGTAGTTCTTATGAAGGAACGAAACTCATCAATAACATCAATCTCTGGTTCATTAATATCCCTAATAAAGATAGCCTCAGCTAAATCAGATATCATATCTGACCTATTCGTTCCCGTCCACCAGCCCTCTTTTGTCTTAGCTTTATCGTGATAAAACCAATTGGTTATACCTAAATCCCGCAACTTTGTGATTAAGGTCAAGCCGCAGGAGTTGCTCTCCACGGCAGTAAATGGTTCAAAGTATCTCTCGTATAGGTCAAACAGTATTAACGCCTGTTCCTCTAGTGTTATCCTTCCGTGGATGCTTACAACCCGTGTGTTCCACTTATCAAATACTCCACCCGCACAAGGATCTCCCTCCTTATTCCCCTCCGAGGAGTCCATAACCATACTGTACTTACCAGTAGTAATTGGTTCTTGGTATATCTTTACCAGACCGTTACGTTCTTCTCTTATCGGGGATGTGCACCGCTTCGCCAAATCATTCAAAGCGTCAAGGTCAAACCTGCAGATTGTCTTTGATGGGGCTAGTGCCTGAGCAAGACTTTCGGGATATTCCTTCTCTCTTTGATATTCAGGATACTTGGGAATAATCTGCTTGGCAAACCACTCATCTAGGGAAAGTTTATCCGACCTGACGGGGCGCAATCTCCAGTTAGCTAAATCGTGGAGATACGCATTACTCAACCCATCCCTTGCCTCAATCACTCTCTGGTTAAGGTGGTTATTCATATCCTCAAAACTCAATGTTCCGAGGTCAATCATCTGGGCGCCGCCAGCATCTATGGTCGGGCCAATAGCAGCAAAGTTTATTTCGCCATAAGGATGTGAAGCAAGTTCGTCTCTTACCACTAACGAGGCGTCCGTAGAACGCCCAGCACCCTTCACGGAGGCCAACGCCCTTATCTCGCTATTGGAGTCAACAAAATCAATTATCCCCTGATTATCTGGATGTTTCTCGTTGGGCTTTAAGAAGTCAGGGAGGTTATCATAAATAAAACGGCACTTGAATATCATTTGGAACGCTTCGGGTTCGCCCTTTGACATTATCAAAACTTTAGCAGCGTCGTTAAATAAAACCAGCCAGTCAATATAAATACAGACAAGCCACGTAATACCAAGCTGCCGTGCCTTCGGGATAACGATTTCCTTGTGCGTTAAAAACACATCAAGCGTATCAAGGAGATACTGCCAATCCTGCCACTTGACCTTTTTCTTCTTGTCCCTATCGATTATATGGCAGAATTTACTAGCGAAGTAGGATAGGCTCTGCTTGCACGCCATCCTCTGTGCGACCTGTTCCTCCACTTGCGCTGGCGTTAGAATCTTTTTGGAGGATTTGGGCCGTGCGTTTGGCAATCCGCTCTTCTGCTTCTTTGGTAAACTCATATGTGTGTGTCTCTTCCTTCTTGTCTATCATCTCGCCTTTTGATTTCAGGTAATCAGTTATCTCGCCCCTGCGCCCCTTTTCAATCCCCATCAAAAAGAGTATACGCTTAGAGAGTTCTATCATCTTATCGTGGTCGCCCTCTTCTGCGTATTTCCTGGCAGACCTCCTGAATGGTGGGTCTAGCATTAGCCAATGGAACTAAGCCAAACTCTCGTTCATACTTACTACGGCTAGCCTTCCACCGTCTCAAAGTAAGCGTGGCAACATTGATATTCTTAGCAAACTCTATCTGTGTTCTCGGCTCTCTATCCTCTTTAGGTGTATCAAGCCAATTAAAGAAGTCTATTACTGGTTGTTTATTTTTTATAGTCATTTTCCTCTATAGTTGGGTTGGGGTTAGTGTTTTAACCCTTCTCAGATAACATTTCTTTTGCTGTTTCAGTGGGTGGATTAAGAACATAGTCAGAGATGGTTTTGAGTTCATAAACAATTATATCCCTGAGTATTCTACCCCAAGTCTCATCACTTAACTTGCCATCGGCCAAATCGCTACCCCTTGTCCAATCCTCCCCTGGTCTAGGTTTTCTACAGGAAGCTCCACAACCCAGATAATTCTCGGCAGCAGTTATATGATAGGAATGCCCATCTGTAAAGAATGTAACATTTGTCCGCTCCTCGTCATACTTCCAGATAAACTTGCTGCCCCTACCAAACTTCGCCCCCTCTAGTTCTGCTATGTATCCCTTTAGTTTTTCTCTGTGGTTTATTTCCTTTGCCATATTTCATCCTTTCTGCAAAGTATTTAACCCCAACCCTATAGTCATTTTCGTTTTTTATGTGTTCCCTTGATAGTGCCCTTTTTCTGTGAAGCGTAGAAAACTTCTTTACCTTTCTTCGCCCCATAGTGCTTTTTCATTCTACCAAGTATTTTTTTACCCTTGAAAGTTACTGGACTCATTTTACAAACCTCACTCCCAGTTCTTCGAGAATCTGATGCAACCCGTTTGAGAGTCCCCCGATGTCAGCCTCAGATAGGCGCCCCGCACAATACAATAATTCTACTGCGTGCATATACTCATGTAGAAGCGTGCAACTCATCTCCTGGGGGGTAAGGTCGCTTTTTATATTGATGGTGCGAAGATGGTCAGAGTGCGTTCCCCTATAACTATTAGACTCTAGTTGCCTGTCGGATTTTGGGTTCATTGAAATTGTATATGAGAACCCTGCTATCCTCAACTTCTTCGGGATTTTAACCTCGTGTTTCATTTCGCCCCCTTCGGTGATTGTGGCAACATCTCTTTCATATGAGCAAGGTAGTCCTCTGGGTCAGCCCCTAATTCAATAAGGGTTTCCCGCCACTCTTCTTGTCTACTTGGTGATAACGAATTCCACCACTGCCCGCTGGGTGTGATGATTACAGCTTCTTCGCTCCCAACCTTGCCTCGCTTCAATATAACCTCAGAAGCAAAATCGAGCACCTTTGTCTCTGGCTTTATTGGATATACTCTTCTTGGGTTGTTCATACTCCCCCCTTTTTATTGTGAGTGGTTTCATCAATTATGGTAGTACTCATCATTCTCTGACTGTTTCACAAACTGGCAATTCATACAAAGGGTTTGGTAGCCGTCAGGATAACTGTTTTTTCTAAGCCATCTATACAAAACACTACCATACAATCCCCATTTTTTGCGTTCTTGGTTTCCCCCTCCATTTATATGGTCGAGAGTTAAACAAACCATCCTGTTCTCCCCACACCTCACACAAGCAAGCGTGCCTCCCCCGTAATAGGTCAGCACTTGTCGTTTAATCCTTTCCCTATAATCTTTCAGTCGTAGTCTTATTCGGTCACGGTGGATTAGGCTATATTCTTTATCGTATCGTTTCCGACTTTCTACATCACGCATCATTACCTCACTTTAATGAGTGGTTTCCATCCTCGGTCTACCACTCAGGGCTTCTTTTAACTAGATAGCGTTGCGACCGCTTTCTCCGCCGAGTTACCCCTTCTAGTTCTATTATACCACAATGTTCTTTTATGCCCGAGTAATGTTTTCTTTACTACTTTAATTTAACCCCTGCTTTACATAAGGGGGAGTGTTATTTTTAGTAAATGCGGTTTTAGGGTTAAACCATACTAATCAACCAAACCCTCACCCCAGCCATTCCTTCGTTTCTCGGGGCTTAAATTAAGGGCATAGAAAAGCCCAGCCCATAGTAGAGTATAGGTTGAGCATTACAAGTAGCGTGTCGTTGACTGTGTGGCTTAGTAAGGTAGGAACACGCAATGGCGACGGGACAGCATACTCTTATAGATTAGTAACCTTACCCTTGCCCATCTTCTTTTAGTCCAGCCCGACGGCAAGCCGAAGACTGGCTCACTCTTCTTTGTCATCTCACTGCCTCCAGTAGTCTATCAACGGTAAACATTGTTACCGGCTTATACCCGCAACCATACCAGACACCCTTTAGATAATTCCTCTTACCTTTGACCGATAAGTGCTGGCATATTGTCCTCAGCTTCTCCCGTCTCTCTGGGTCGGCCAACGCGTAGACAATTGGTGGATACTTGCCCTCTACTTTAACAGCTCCCGTGATGTTGGCTATCTTGTGAACCTCATCAATATTCTGTGAACCTTCCCTGTGAACCTGTGAACCTTCACGCCTAGCTCTCATATATTCTTTGTCTTTTACTATACCATATTCGAGGCTGCTTTGTCAAGGTTAGCACGGATGTTCTGATGCCTGGGGGCGTGTGGGTGAGGCGTGAGCGTTTAACAAGCCAAGCCTACAACAGTAAACAGAGTCTGCAGCTAACAGGTAATAACCCCCCCACACCTGACACCATAGGTATAATCATACTCGGAGATAATTTAAGGGGCATTCTCGTCCATCTAGTGGCTTGTAATTCTTATGGTCTGCGGATGTTCTATTCTACTCAACCTCATACAGTTTAGCTCAGTGGAGGATACTTTATTATGTATGTTGTCCAGCCATCCACTTATTCCACCATCGGCTTTATATATTGCTTACTATTTATTTTTAGCTAACTGGTCAAAATGCTTGCTAAAGGGCTTGACAGGTGCCTAGTTAGTGTGGTATTGTAGATGTAGTGAAGGTTAAGGGAGTAGATTATGAAACTAGTGCCAACCGACGCAACCGCAACAAGTGACAACCCAAGGTGCAACCCGCCCATAGCAAGGGGGGACATTCTACGTGGCCTGCCGATGGTTACCCACAAGCGCGAGGCTATTGAGGCAACGCATTTCTTTTGGCAGTGGGCTTATGGTGTAACTGTTAAAGACGTAAGGATTATAGATTAAATATCACTATAACGGAGGCAGTGAGTATGTATACTAGGGGATGGAAACTGACAGACCAAGAAATTGCCCGAATAAATGAGGCGGGCAAGGATATTGAGGCGGCACAAGCACAAAAGCGGCAGGCATTTATAAAAGCTGGTGGGGTAATATTAAACCCCACTGCGACGAAACCACATTACTTTGAGCAGATAGTTAAAAAGGTGGCAGAGTTATTGGCTAGTATGTTTGGGGGAAGCTGGGAAGGCCAGATGAGGCAGGCTCGGCAGATAACCCAGACCATCGAACCCCTGATACGGCAGGATGAGGGGGCGAGGATACTTAAGGAAATGTTACCTGAAATTGTCAATGCCGTCGCAATGGTAAAAAAGGAGCTTTGTTTCGGTGGGGGGTGGGAAGATGCGAAAAGAAGGCTTGATAGGTTGCTTAGTAAAATCAAGGCTCCCAAAACCAACCCATTGATGGTAAGTGGTATAGAACTAACTGGATGCGATGCTGAGGAGGAGAAGATTGATTAGCTAATTTACACACTGCCGGTCAAACACTGGCGGGCAGTAGTAAGGGAGTTAGCACCTTAACAACCGAATAGCAACTACAGTCTTAATTACTGGGGGTGAGAAAAGGAGCGATATGCTATGAGGAATTGGCAAAAAGTAGGGGAAATTGGAGTTGACGCTGGTTTATGTTGGCTCGGAGACCCCTGCTACATTCTAGGGAATGATGCCACCGAACAACCTACCAAAACTTGGGCTGAGTTCTGCGACCTTTTGGAAAAGAAGGAAAAGAAAGGCGTAGCTCAATGGCAATACAAGGCAGGACACGATGGGCTAGGGGTAACAGTATCAACAGGATATGGGGACGGATGTTACCCTGTATATATCAGGCGGAATGACGATGGTAGAATATCCGCTGTAAAGATAGTCTTTGATTAAATAACACCCCCACCCTCAGCAACTAGGATTGTAGAGAAAGGAGAGCGAGATGAAGAAAGACGATATAGTTACTATTTTTAACGACCCTATCACCGAGGAAGTACCAATGGGCAAGGCGAAGTTACTATGCCTTATCAATGGCTGTGGTTATGTTGAGGGGGATAAGCTAGAAATGTGGGAAGTGCGGTATCTTGGCGATAATGACGGGGACGAAACTTACCAGAGATTAATAAGACTGCATAACCACTAATAGGGGGTGATGAGATGAGAAGACCCAATAAGCCACATGTAGACGGCTACGAGGATGAGGAAGATTGTGAGGGATACTACGACCCAGACGAAGCAGACAGGCGTGATTGCCACCATTTCTATATGAGTCAACGAAACCCCAAAGACCCTTGCCGTATATGCTATGAGAGCTGGAAAGCGAAGGATGATGCCAAGCGTAAGGCAGAATGGGATGCTAAATCCCCGGAAGAAAAGGCGGCACATGAAGCAATGGTCAAGGGGTTAAGGGAATTATACTGATGCTCTATCCACGCAAATATAAAGCCAAGTCTTCAAGGCAGATATTCCTAGAGCGGAGACGCTGGCGTGTGTGGGCAAAGGATAATAGACGGAAGTTAGAAAGGATGGGACGATGAAAGGATATACAAAGGGAGAATGGAGCGTTAAGGCACAGAACAAGCCACAGCACCCATTGCGGGTTTACACAACTATAAATAGTCTGGAATATAATATAGCTGATATATTTATAGCAGCACCCAATCACCCGGGCGGCACGGAAGCTAACGCCCAGCGTATAGTAGACTGTGTAAATGGATGCGAGGGGATAAATCCTAAAGCAGTTAAGGGATTGTATGAAGTGCTAACGGAGATTAAGTTGGTTTGGCCAGGGTTAGACCAAGACATTAAATTCCCGCACTTAGATGAGGTAATACAACGGGCACTAGCCGAAGCGGAGAAAGACGATGATTAACTGGACTAACACAGAGATAAAGAAGCTGAGATTGAGTCATCGGTTGAGCCAGGCTGAGTTTGCCGAGAAGCTGGGCGTTGATGCAGGCACGGTAAGTAGGTGGGAGTTGGGTAAGAAGAGACCGAGGTTGGTCTCTCAACGAAAATTAGATAGATTGGTGAAGAAATGATGGAGGTTTAATAATGCAAAGAGAGTTAAAATTTAGGGCTAGAGCGAAGTCTAATGGTGAATGGGTTTATGGTTACTATTCTGTCATAGGTGATACTAGCTTCATATCCTTTATGAACGATAACCACCAATGGCAGGGTATAGAAGTCAACCCCGAGACTGTAGGGCAATACATGGAACTTCACGATAAACAGGGCAAGGAAATATATGAGGGGGATATAGTCCATAGGATATGGGATGATGGGGGAACAAAAAATTTATTTGCCATTAAATGGGATGACAATAAATGCGGTTGGAATATCTCGCCCAAACTATTGGAGGTTTTATGTGAGTCCGCAAAAGGGTCTACTGCACAGGGGTTCGAAGTCATCGGCAACATATATGAGCACCCAGAGCTTTTAGAGGTGAAGAAATGAAACTACTAGGGATAGTTGCCTTTACATCTCTGTTCTTTTACTGGGCTGAGGCACAGGAAACTATTCACCTGAATGAGCTTGTTGACTCCCATCAGGACACCATAGCCGAACAGCAGATAGAGATAACTAAGCATCAGGCTGAGATACAATATATTGAGCACATGCTCATTCTACAGAGCGATACCATTAGACAGCTTGACAATGAACTAACTAAGGCCAATGAAACCATCGCTACACTAGAAGCCGAGATAGATAGCTATGAGTTTATCAGTGATTCTACTTATAAACCCTGGGAGAGTAGAGCCGAACTCAAGGACTGGCTGGCTGATAATGATGTGAGTGAACGGGAATTCTCAGAAGATTATGATTGTGATGACTTTGCTATGGCTCTATTCCTTGACGCTCTAGCCGATAACAGGTTAGTCCCGATGCGTGAGGATAAGCACCGATTTAACTTCGCCGATGTGGGGAATGTGATTTATGCCATTGAGCCACAGACTGATAAAACAGAGAAAGACGGGAGGGTAGATTGAAGACCGAAACTTGTATTACTCCTAACGGACTCCTTGGGCGAATCGTATTGGAGGATGAAGAATACATCTTGATTTCTGACGATAGAAGCAGAATTGACTTCGACCCAATACGGCATATAGTTAGGATTTATTCTGATGAAAGTTGGGAAGTTGAATCCTTCCGCCGTGATGGCCAATCCATAAAATGAAGGGTGGCAGGGCAGGTAGGATTAGATTATTAAAGGAGGAATAATATGGACATAGGTAAACACTTTCGGGTGATAACAGACGAACTGAATGTGAAGCTACAAGAACGGTATATGAGCAAACCCAAAGACGGCACTCCACCTGTAGAGATGTTTAAGACCATCGGCTACTATACCTCACTGGCTGACTGCTTTAAGGCACTGGTGGATTTGAAGGTCAAAGAGTCGGGGCTGGAAGACCTGAAGACAGTCATCGCCAAGCTGGATGAGATTTATAAGCTAATAGATAAAGCAGTAAAGGAGAAATAAAATGGTAATGGCGGGTAAAGCAGAAGCAGTATTTAAGGAGCTACGGGAGCTAGTCAAGAAGTATCCTGGGATGACGGTGGCGGAATATGAGCGGATGAGGGCGGTAGATGAAGCCCTGATTTGTCAGCAGAGAGAACTGAACCAACTCAAGACCAGGGTGCATGATTTGGAAACTTTAACAGGGAAATACTAAGGAGGGGTGATATGCGAGTCTTAACCGACAGACAGATATTTGGAGACCCTTACGAACCAGCCGTCCAGCCACCACCCTGGGAGGACTGCGAGCTACAGGGACGACACATAAGAAACCGCCCAGCACCAGATACGGCAAGTATAAATAAAATTAGCAGGCGGCGGCTTACAGAAAATAGACGAGTATTCAGGAGGTTTGAGATATGAACACTAGCATCAAAGACAGAGAAGGGTGGATTACTGAGAAGGCAGAGGAGATAGCCGAGGACTTATACTGTTTGGGCAAAGATATTGAAACCATTGCCCATCGATGGGCAGAACAGGAATATGATGATGCGCTGGCAGACTATGCTGAGAGCAGGGAGGAACGGTAATGGCATCGGGAATAGGTGATACTGTTTTAGCAGAACTGAAAGAAATACTAGAGGACTGTGCAAAAAGAAATGTCAAGCATCTAGGTATTAAATATCTTCAGTTGGATATAGCTAGGCGAGAAGCCTACCATCGAGCTAAGGCTGAAGAATGGAAAAGAAAGAACAGAGAGGATAGATAAAATGGAGAGCATTATTCTTGTTAAATCAGTAGAGAAGAAACACAAGGGGAAGGGGAATTGGCTGGAGGTGACAGACGAAAAGGGGTGGAAGCATAATATATTCCTAAAGGATAAGTTCCCGCTGATTAATGACAGCGTGGGGAAGCACCTGAAACTCACGATAGAAAAGGGGGATGACGACCAATACTGGAATACGACTGATGTGGAAGAGGTTGACGCCACCGAAGCAGTTAAATCACCTAGCAAATCATATAACGATGAGGATACTAGGCGAAGTATTGAGCGACAGGTTTCCGCTAAAATTGCCTGTGAATTCTTTAACACCGAAGGGATTGGTGTTGCCCTGACAACTGCAGAGAGGATATACCAATGGATTGCCAGCCCATCCAACGCTACACAAACAAAGCCGAAGAAGCCAAAGCCCGTAGTAGAGAAGACCATCAAAGCCGAGGATGTAGTGGAGGAGTGGGGGAAGATAGGTAACGAGGAAGAGCGAGACTTCAAGGACGCTGGGGCGTTTATGGCGGCTTGCTATGGCGAAAAAGGCTACGACAATGCTAAGGTAGAAGAGATACTGGATATGCCACTAGACAAGGTCACCAACTTCTCGGTGGCTTGGACATTGGTAGTAAACCATAAGGAATAAGATAGAAGGAGAAGACCAATGACTGATAAGACTAGGTATAGACATTTAGAGACTGAGTTGGGCAATGAGCACCCACCCTTGATAGACAGAGATGAAATGTTATGTTCTTCACTTAACAGTAATTACTGGTTTGATGCTGTAAAGGATGTAATCAGAGAGGCTTGTCTCCACCAACGAGACTTTGATATAGCTTGGTATGAAGCTGCTAAAACTGCCTCTATAAAAGAACAAGCCGAGTGTGAAGAGAAATGTGAGGATGCTTATAATTCTGGGAGTGTTGACTCAATAGCAGACCTACAACGACAATGCCAAGCCAGAGTAGAGAGGATAAAGAGGAAGACAAAGAAGAGTAAAGTTCTAGCTTATGAAATAGACTCTGATGATTATGTTGTGTCTTATAAACTACTAGAGGCTATCTGGAAGGAGGAGGAAATTGGAGAAGAGGAAGAGGTGCTAATGCCTTACTCAGGTTCTATTGAGAGAAAAACTTAACCCAGAAAGGAGAGAGTGATGGGCTTCAATAAAGAGAGGAGGATATGATGGGTAAATTACTGAGTAAAGAGCAGATAATACAGCTTATAAAGAAAACGGGCTGGGGTTTAGAAAGAGCACACTCCGTAAATCTGGTTTCTAATTATACCACAGTAGCCCAAGCCCAGCTAGACCTTGATGAGGAGCGGTTTGATAAGGACCGGGAGGAGATACGGCAGGAGGAGAGGGAGAGGATAAAGAGGATGGCTCTCCAATCAATAGCCGATGAGCCTGAGTTTCCTAGTAAAATGCCCGATGAGGTATGGCAAGAGCTTGATGGTAATCGTGGCAATGTTGAGAAGGCTATGAAAGGGGCGGTAAGATTAACCAAGAACGGGATTACCAAGAGGTTTTTAGAAGCACTCAAAACTAAACCATTACAGGAGAAGGAATGATGAACAGAAGAAATAGGAGGCAACATGCAGCTTACACAAATTGAGTGGGTTAAAAATCCAGACGGCACACAAGGCTATACCTCTAATCCTGTGAAAGGCGAGTGCCCAGTTGGTTGCTCGTATTGCTATGTTAAACCTTTCCGCTCCCGATACGGCTGGCACAAGGACATTCGCTTCTATCCCGAAGAGCTGGAAGCCATACGGAAGCGCAAGAAGCCAGCGGGGATATTCCTCGGCTCTACGATTGAGCTATTTCACGACAAGACCATCCAGTATATGCCTGAGATTATGGACAGCACCGCTTCTATCTCCTCACCAAGCAACCCCAGAACCTAGCCAGGTTTTCACCCTTCCCCGATAACTGCTGGGTGGGGGTGACGGCTACGAATCCTCAAATGTTCCGTGAAGCAGAAATGTATCTATCAAGGATAGAAGCTAGAGTGCGATATATAAGTGTTGAGCCAATGTTAGAACGATTTTGGTTAGCTGATGTGCACTTCAAGATCAATTGGATAATCAACGGTGCCCAGACCAAGCCCTACAAGCCCCCTGAGATAGATTGGGTAGAGGAGATAGTGAGGGCGTGTGATAGGGCTGAGATACCCGTATTTCTTAAATACAATCTTGTCGGTCATATCCTAATTGAAGAACCTTTTTATAAAAATGACGGCTCTGCCCAAGTGAGAAAGACACCACTCAAGCAAGGCACTAAGCCACTAAAGCGTGGACGGGTAAAGGGAGTATCACCCAAGCAGAAGGTCAAGAACAGGGAATGGAACGCCCTCGTTGCTCATCTAATAGAGCATAGGGCATATTTTAGAGATGAGCTAGACGGGAGCTTACCAGATTGGCGAGGATTACAGGGGCATCACATTATTAAGCGGTCTCAGGGCGGGACTAACACCGCAGGTAATTGCTTTATATTAAACGCCATCAATCACGACCACACTAAATACGGCTCAGGTATCCCGATAAAAGCAGAGCAGGCATTGTTTGAGGTGGCTCTACTCAATAAGGAACACGGCATACACCCAGAGCTTATTGGTAAAGAAGTGTTGGAGATGAAAGGTTGACAATGTTACCTAGTCTTGTTGACAATGGCGAGTGTGATATTAGTTTGACAACTTACTATAGGTGTGTTAGTATGAGAGTAGAGAGGGGGTATGTTGTGCTGAAATGTCCAGAGTGTAAATCAGCTAAGATAACAAAGTTAGGCTTTACTTGGCGTTCCCGCAAGAAGGTTCAGCGATGGCGTTGTCTAAATTGCGGCAGAACATTTACAGAAGAGAGACAATAATGGGCAAACGCACTTGGGTGAAACTATACTGCGATAAGTGGTTAGATAGTTCTTTGCGCCAAGAAAGCCCTGCTGTTCGTGGTGTTTTTGCCGACCTTTTAGCCCTCTGCGGTGGGGGGAATTACAGCGAGGAGGGATGCATAAAAATACGGAATCGTGTCGGATTCAATAACTTGCAACTAGAAAAACTGCTAAACTTGACCCCGCAAATGTGGGGAAAATGTAAAATGCGACTGATAAAAACTGATAGAATTGAGGTAGCAGATGACAACATTTTAACCATAAAAAACTGGGGGAAATACCAATCTGAATACGAAAGGCAGAAACCACAACGAACTAAAAGTGCGGGAGAAAGTGCGGGAGAAAGTGCGGGGGATAGTAAGGTAGAAAGTGCGGGTATAGATTATAGATATAAGACTATAGATATATATAGTGTTTTTAAGTATTGGAATTTCTTAAAAATAAAGACCCACAAAAAGCTAACCGATGGGATAAAGCAAAGGATACAAAGTAGGTTAAAAGATTACTCTATTGATGAGATAGAGCGGATGATGTTTAATTACGCCGAGGTGTTGAACAACCCTCAGTGTGAGCTTATGAACTATCGGTGGACATTGGAGACTTTCCTTACGGGCACAGACAGGCTGGAGAAATTTAGTGACCTCGCTGTCGCCATCCAGAATTATACCAAGAATAAGCCCGACAGTAACAGCACAAAGTCTGGCAGAAAAGTAGGAAAGGATTGGGCGGTAAGATGAAGCCTTATTACCAAGATAAATATGCCACGATATATCACGGAGACTGTAGGGAGATATTGCCCCAGTTGCCGAAGTGTGATTTAGTGCTGACTGACCCGCTGTATGGGATAGGTGAGGCTCACGGGAAAAACTTATCACGAGGTAAGTGGGCAAATCCCAAAGATTATGGCGTGGAGTGTTGGGACGATGTAACAGTGGACTTTACCTTACTTGAACTTGCTATTAGCAAATCAACTAACCAAATTATTTGGGGTGGGAACTACTATCCATTACCCCCAACCTCGTGCTGGCTGGTGTGGGATAAGGAGAACGGCAATAATGATTTTGCTGATTGTGAACTAGCATGGACATCTTTCAAATCTGCTGTGCGAATATTTAGGTTTAGATGGGCAGGGATGTTACAGGGTGATATGAAGAACAAAGATTATCGTTACCACCCAACACAAAAACCAACGGCACTATTTAATTGGGTGATGGGGCGATATTCAAAAACGACTGACCTAATCCTAGACCCTTTCCTCGGTAGCGGAACAACAGCCTTCTGCGCCAAGAAACTCAACAGAAGATGTATCGGCATAGAGATAGAGGAGAAGTATTGCGAGATAGCAGCGAAAAGGTTAAGCCAAAGCGTAATGGAGTTGAAGATATGACTAAAGAGCAGTTGGAAGAGGAGATAAAAAATCAGTTTAGAGGCTTTGCCCCCGATGTCTGTAATCAGTGCGGGGAAGACCTAACACGTAATGTAATTTGCGTAGAAGATAGTTTTGCTAAGGCAAACCTCCGCCTCTTTGAACAATACTGTAAAGACAAAAGGATAGTGCAGGTGGTGGAGGGGAAGTTGCCCGAAAGAATAAAGTGGGTGACGTTAAAACCTGTGAGGTTAGTAGAATGAAATACGGATTATGCACAAAATGTAAGAGAAAGGGAATGTATAGGATTAAATCTAGCCGTGTCGGTTATACCACCTATAAATGCCGTTATTGCGGCGCAAAGGTGACTCATTCCAGTTAGAGGAGATAAAGCAAGGAGGTTAACAAATGAGTATGACTAAAGAGCAGTTGGGGGAGAAGACAGCAAGGATTATCTTTGAGGCTGGATGTTCTGACGATTGGGATGTTCGCCCATACTGCGTCAAGGAAGGATGGCTTAAAGACGCAGACAAAGTTCTCCAAACTTTCCAAGACTACTGCGATGAAAACAACATCAAGCAGGTGGTGGAGGGGAAAGAGTTGACTAAACCAAACCCAAATGCCTGCGGTCAATACCTTAGTGGGTATTGTGAGGCTCGTCAAGACATGCTCAAAGCTGGCTATGTAAAGGTAGAGCCAGTGAGGTTAGTAGAATGACTAAAATCCCGAAAGACCTTGACGCTGAAGAAGCAGTATTAGGCTCACTTCTGATAGATGGTGGAGCAATAGAGAAGATTAGCTCGCTTTCTAAAGATGATTTCTTCTCTGAACGCAACCAATGGATTTATGATGCCTGTCTTTCAGTAGTGGGAATAAACCAGATTACAGTTGCGCAGGAGCTTGACAGGAAGAATAGACTAAGGGACTGCGGCGGTGCTGCCTATCTAAGCCACCTGATTTCAATAGTCCCCACTTCGTTAGACATTGAACACTATGCCGAGATAGTCAGAAGGTTATCGGCAAGCCGTCAGCTAATAAACGCTGGTAACCAGATTACCTCACTAGGTTATGAAGCTGACCCTGATGTTGAGGAGAGTTTTGCCAGTGCGGGAGAGATAATAGCCAAGCTAAAGGGTGGGATAGTCCCACCACCAGACCTAATTAAACCAGAAGACATATCAAACAAAATGATGGAGTTTACCAGCAAACCTGACAAGCGGTTGACGATTGACTGGGGCTGGATTGACTTAGATAATATAACAGGTGGGTTATATCCTGGGGAGTTGACTATCATTGGGGCAAGACCATCAGTGGGCAAGTCCGAGATTATGCTAGAGACAGCACTCAGTCTAGCCCAGCGTTACCAGCCGTCCTTGTTTGTTAGCCTAGAGATGTCTCTGAATATGCTTGTTGAGCGTCTAATTGCGATAATGACGGGGATACCGATAATGTCCATTCGTCATTATGATTTAACACCAGAGCAGCAGGGGATGGTAGCAACGGCAGCGGGCGAGCTGGCTGAACTACCCCTTTACCTCTTAACGGGTATTCGGTCAACAGCGAACATAGCCGACAACGCTAGACGGATGAAAGAAAAACACGGATTGGAAGTTGTCTTTGTTGACTACCTCCAGATATTACCCGACTGCCATAACAATAAATTCGGTAATTCAAAGAATGAACGAGTGGGCTATGCCACACAAATGTTAAAGTCGCTGTCAGTTGAGATTGAGATACCCCTAGTTCTTGGTTGTCAGTTAAATCGCCAGCTAGAATATCGGGCAGTGAAGACACCGCAATTATCAGACCTCAGAGATAGTGGTGAAGTAGAGCAGATAGTTGACAATGTTTTATTCCTCCACCGTGAGGAGATGTACGACCCCAAGCCAGAAAATCAGGGCATACTGGAAATCAAGCAGGCGAAACACCGACAATTAGGGGACAAGCCACCAGTAAAATTACAGTGGTTGGCAAAAGCGCACAAGTATGTAAATTTCAGTCGGGAGGTGTAAAATGGACACATTACCGTTGAGTGATGAGATAAGAGAGGGGATATATAGAATAATTATTGCCCAAGATTATAGAGATTATAGCTCACTAGAACAATTTGATTGGGAAAGAGACTTGGTTGGGAAATTGGTGTCCTATCTTCACTCTCGTAATGTAGTAATCCAGACCAAAATATCCAGACACCTAGATGATAGAGATAATAGTGATACAGGCTTTATTTATGAATCACTGATTGAGGTAGAGAAATGAATAAACAGAAAGAACTATGCGAGATGTGCGGGAAAAGGGCTGCGGTGCATTATCTATGGGAATTGAGACATCCTGATAGTAAAGAGAGGCATCGGCTTTGCTCTCTATTATGTGTTGCAAGATGGGCTAAGATGGAGATAGGGGTAAGTGTGAAAATATGAGCAGACTAGACGAATTACTTAAACGACATCAAGGGATTAAGAACCCCCCGTTAGCACAAGATGAGCTAGAGGAGTTACAACGGCTTCAGTATAAGGTGGATAAAAAGAGGGCGGGGGTAGTTAAAGAAAAGGATTTTCAAAGACAGATTGAGGATTTAGCTCATACCCTCGGCTGGACTATAGCACATTTCCGCACAGCTCGTACTATTAGCGGTTGGATGACCGCAGTATCAGGGGATGGTGTTGGTTTCCCAGACTGTGTGCTAGTGAGAAGGGATAGACTCATATTCGCTGAGCTTAAGTCAGAGAAGGGCAAGTTGTCTGAATCACAAGAGGGATGGCTTGATGCATTGATAGAAGTAGCCAAGTCTACTAACCACCAAGAAATACAGGTTTATGTATGGAAACCTCATATGTTTGATGAGATTTGTGGCATATTGAAATAGAGGAGGGGTGATATGCTTGTGGGCTATATTTTAATCTACTACAGCTACGAGGGAGTCAAAGCCAATGGCTATGACGACTATGGCAATCCGCTATATTATTTTTGGAGTAAAGGAGGTATAAATGGACATAAAGGAACTAACACTAGGGGATGAGGAGATAAAGGAAGTTAAGGCTAGGGTTGGGTTGACTGATGAAGGTGACGGTATATTTAGTATGCATATCTATGATGAGGAGAGAGCCATAAGCATTGCCACCGCAAAGAAGATATTTAAGCTGCTAGATGACAGGACATACGGGTTTGATGATGGTGATGGCGTGATGGTTTATACGACTGTCTGGGAAGAGGGGGAGTGGGAAGAGATGAGAAAATTACTGGAGAAGGAGGGGTGATGAAGGATAATTGTAGTTTCAGGATGGTAAATACTGGTGAGGGGTTTGTTGAACTTGCTAGGATTGATGCGGAAACATCTTGCCTAGAGATAAACTACAGCAGAATCTTCACTGGGCATTGGTGGCAAAGAATTGTACCTGCAATAAAAACAACTTGGTGTATTCTTAGGGCAAGAGATATGGGTATACTTGGCAAGAAGGGAGGAGATTGATGGTAGATATTAACAGTTTATGTATCGGAATTTTAATGGGGATGCCTATTGGTATAGCCTCTTGGGCGGTGGGGAAAATAATCCAGCGAAGATATCAACAGAAGCACGGATGCTTTAATGTTTGTTATCACTGTGGGAAGCCACCATTTGAGGGAAAATGAAAGGAGGTGATGGAATGACTAGATGGTTTGCTTGGTTTCGGTTTAAGGACTTACATCCATCGTTTAGAGTAGTGCTTGCTGAAAGCCTGGAAGTGGCTGAAATGCTGGCTAATGATTTGGCTACCAGAAACAAAGTTAGACTCATAGGCATAATCATAGCATCAGAACAGTTCAATCCAGTAGAGAAGGAGGAGTGATGAGATGAAAGATTGGGAATATAGATTTGTGCTAACTGGCATTCCGATAGAAGTTGATGGTATTCTTTATAAGGTTAGGGTGGTAGCTCACCCCGACTCCATTAAGGCAATGATTGGAATAAAGATGCTAGAGCTTGAGGAGATACCCAGAAAGGGTAAGACAAACCCCAAAGTGGGTAACGAAAAGAGCAAGGCAAACCCCATTGGTGCTGTGTAATGATAAGCGAAGAAGCGAAGACAAAGGCTGTAGGGCAGTTCAAACTCCAACTCACTGGTGTTATGGATGTGTTCGATATGTATGGGATGGGGCACGAAATCCCCTATGCTAAAGAAATCATTACCGAACTCGCCCTGCAGTTGCATAGGAGACTTATGGGCGAAGACCATCCGATAGACTTCAACCACGCCGAGAAGCGATATGAGAGGAGAAGAGCTATATGATTAAGAAAAAGATGATTGAAGTGAGGGTTTGTGATAAGTGTGGAAGGGAATTAGAGACGGACTTTGCTGTATGCCCCGTATGCCACCGTGATTTGTGTGCGTGGTGTCGTGCTCAGTACATTGAGCCTGCCCCCAATAGCCAATTGTGTGTGTCTATAACATATTATTGCACAGAGCATTTACCTGCCAATAAAGAGGGAAGAAATAAATGAAGAAACTATCGAAGGAGCGGAAGTTCTGGGAAGAAGTAGTTGCTAAATATCCTACTGTTCAGGAAGCTAAGGAGGCGTTAGATTGTGGCGAACGCACCATCTACAACCACCTTAGAGACCACAGGTTAAAGTTTAAGCCCATTATCACTGACAGTTTACCAGAAGCAAAAGAGGTTGAGATAAAACATGTCCCATATCCCAAGCTGAATATGAAGCCATTCAAAGCACCGAAGGCACGGAGGGATACGGAGGATATGGGGCTGGTTATTGCCGACCCTCACTTCGGGAAGGTTACTGAGAGTTACAATCTAGACATCGCGGGTGCTCGTCTAGATTATCTTCTGGATAGTGCGATGACTATTATAAACTTACACAGACCCATCCGAAAGTTATGGGTATTCCTTACGGGTGATAATGTTCAGGGCGAGAATGTTTATCAAGGTTCGAAGGTCGGAGATGTAGAGTGTGGTGCTTATGAGCAAATCCATTCATACGCAATACCCATCTTCTCTAAGTTTCTTACCACTCTTTCTCAGGGCGTAACAGGGGTGGATGTAATCGGAGTGAATGGCAATCACGGAGTTTACGAAAAAGTTGCGCCGACTAGAACAAACTGGGATGGCTTCTTCTACTCTGGGCTAGAGTCTGCGATGGTAAACCAGAAGAGCATTAACATTTATCCGCCGAAGTGGTTTTACCAGCTAGTTAATATCAAGGGGTTCAGGTTCTTCCTTATACACGGCAACCAATGCCCCGCCACGCAGGGCATCCCGCTAGTAGGGATGAGACGGAAGATGCAGGAATGGTATGCGTATGTTGGCGGTTTTAATTATGCCTATGCGGGTCATTTCCACTCAGAGGCAAAAGACCAAGTAAACTCCTTGTTACTGGTGATAGCTGGGCGTTGGAGAAAGTTGGCAGAGCATCAGAGCCGAAGGCTATCTGCTTCGGGATACACGGACACTATGGGCGGACATTTAACTACCAGCTACACACCGACAGGCTCTTCCTCCCCAAGCCATTTAATGAACCCGAGGGTATAGTAGATGTAAGTAAATCTCAGAGGAGCAGTGCCTGATGATTAAGCTTAGACTCCAACTCCTGTATTCTTTTGGCCTTGGCTTGAAAAACCAGCGAGTGTTTGGGGGCTGGGAGGGCAACGAGATTGGCTGGTCTATTGTCGTCTGGAATACCATTAAGGTGGTGAATATGCCAACTCTTTGGCAGCGATTTATTGTGAGTAGTTTCCCAAACAATCACATGCTCAAATACATATCCGCTTTTGTTTGCCCTTGGATGACTAGGGCGCATAAGGAAGATGTATCCAGCCCCAGTTCGCACCCTACCTCCCTTCCAACGATAAGCCCTTTCTCCTCGTGGGTAAATTCTATGCTTCCTACAATTGAGGAAACCAAAGTTAACGGGAACCCCACATACGGGGCAGGGGTGCTTGTGCTTCTCTCGGTATTGGCGTCTATATTCTCGCAAATCTTCCTTGTTATTCCAATCCATTTCTTCACCTCTATTCACATTATACCATACAATTATAAACTTGACAAGCTAGGTGACAAGTTTTTGCCCAAGACATTTGACGAGCCAGAGGGAATAATTACAGTTTAAGGAGTAGATATGCCAGATATAGGATATATAGTTGGCTGGGTAGCTGTTGGATTTGGTATCGCTGTACCAATTCCGCAATTACTAAAGATTAAACGGGATGGCAGGGTGGATGGTATATCGGTTCACACTTATATATTTTTGGTTTGC